GTAAAACATCTGCATTTGTTGAAGAGCTATACGACCACATGTTTACAACATATAATAACGCTGGTAAGATTAGAGGTATTAATTTGATGTTAAATCAGTACGGTACACAATATTCAAATTACTTACAAGAGTATCAACCAGCTGTAACACCTTATGTTGTATCTGAGTTAAGAGGTAATAAAGTTCTAAAGTTATTTAGAATGTGGACCATATCTGATGGTAACGCAGCTAACGAACAATTTAAAATTTCAATTTTAAATATTAAACCTGATACAAAAGAGTTTGATATTCATGTTAGAAGTTTCTATGATACCGATGCTCAACCAAACGTATTAGAAGCATTCTCTCGTTGTGTTATGGACCCAACATCTAACAATTTTATTGGTAGAAAGATTGGTACATTAGACGGAACATATGGTTCTAAATCTAGCTATATCTTAGTTGAATTAGATGACACTGTTGATACTAGCGATGCATTTGCTGCTGGATTTATAGGTTATCCAATGAGAGATTACGCAATTGGTACCGAAACAGCTCAGGACCCACATATCATGTATAAGCAAACTTATGGTACATTTGAAAATAAACGTAAATTCTATTTAGGTTTATCAAACACAGTAGGTATTGATTCTGATTTCTTTGATTACAAAGGTTTGGATTCAAGTAATGCTGCTTGGACCGATATTACAAATGGTTTCCATATGGACGTTGACGCTGGTTCTGTTGTAATTGATGGTGATAGTAGTTCAACAACTTACTTATTTGATACTGGTGATTGGCAGTTTAGAACCGATGCTGGATTGGTTGGTGGTCCATACGAAAAAGTATACGCACGTAAGTTTACATTTGTACCCCACGGTGGATTTGACGGATGGGATATTCATCGTACAAGAAGAACAAATGGTGATGGTTACATCATTAATGGTACAAGTGGTCAAGCTGGTTTAAATAGCGGTACATTTGTTGATAGAACACTTACAAATGGTGATTTGGGTATCTCGTCTGATTACTACGCATATCTTGAAGCAATATGGACATTCAAAAATCCAGAAGCTACAAATATCAATGTGTTTGCTACGCCTGGTATTGATACGTTTGATAATAGCAACTTAGTTGAGTCTAGTATCGAAATGATTGAGCAAGATAGAGCGGATTCTTTATATATCGTAACAACCCCAGATACTTCATCTGGTGATATCTTAACAGTTGGTGATGTAACAGATAGTTTATCTGATATGTATGATAGCAATTATACAGCTACTTACTGGCCTTGGATTCAAATTCTTGATGCTGAAAATAACGTATTTATTTACGTTCCACCAACAAGAGACGTTGTTAGAAACATTGCTTTAACCGATAACATTGCATTCCCTTGGTTTGCGGTTGCGGGTATTCAAAGAGGTGATGTTGATGCTATCAAAGCTCGTAAAAAACTTACGCTTGGTGAAAGAGATACGCTATACGAAAATAGAATCAATCCAATCGCGACATTTACATCTGATGGTATTAAAATCTGGGGTAATAAAACGCTTCAGGTTAAAGAGACAGCTCTTAACAGAATCAATGTTAGAAGACTTCTTTTACAAGCAAGAAAACTTATTTCTGCTGTGTCTATCAGATTGTTATTCGAACAAAACGATACTATCGTAAGAAATCAATTCTTAGCACTTGTTAATCCAATCTTGGATAGCATTAGAACCGAAAGAGGTTTATATGACTTCCGTGTGGTGTTAAGCAACGACCCAGAAGATATCGATAGAAATCAATTAACTGGTAAAATCTACCTTAAGCCAACAAGAGCTTTAGAATTTATCGTGGTTGAATTCAATATCATGAACACTGGTGCTTCATTCGATAACATCTAATAAAATAAAAAAAAATAATGAAACCCCTGATATCAGGGGTTTTTTATTTATAAAAGATATTTATATTATATGGCAAAATTAATTATAACTGAAAGACAATATAATCTTATTAAAGAACATTTGTCAGAAGAAATTGACCCTGATGAAGCATATTATGATAATGGGGCTGTTCAAACGGTTATTGATGGTAAAAGAGATGTTGGTTTTTTAGCAACATATTATGCTGAAGCTGAAGCCTTGTTATACAAAGCTAAAGAGGCTGGTTTGAAGGTCATTTCAATGCCGCAAACTAGACACAAGGGTTCAAGTGCTAATGTCATTTACCGTAAGGGTAGTGAAGAGGAAGCCATGAGGCTTGCAAAAATAGCTAGAAAGCATGGCGGATATTTACCAATAGAAACACCAGAAGAAACATACGAAATAGGAATCTTATTAGGGTACTATGAAGATAAGGTTAAAGAGTTTGTATCAGATAAGTTTCCAGACTTTAAATTTTACTAAAATAATAGATATTTATATAATAAAAATTGCATTATGTCACAAAAAGTAATTCTAAGCGAAAGGCAACACGAAGTTATCGTAAATCATATACTTAATGAAATGGTTGATACCAACGAAAATATCCTTAATGAAGATGGTAGTATCAATGAAGGTGTATGGGAAAAAATAAAATATGGTTTATCTAAATTAGGTAGATATAAAGCTGGTGGTAAAATATTTGGTAAAGGAAAAATTGACCAAGAAGCTGCTGCTAAAATTCAAGCAATCATAGATAAAAAAGGTAACGAAGTTATCAAGGCTTTAGATGCTAAAATAAAAGAAGTAAATCCAGAATTTCCTAACAATGAAAAAGGTGTTGAGTTCTTAAATACAATATTAGATATTTCTGAAATTTATGATTCTATTGTTGCGGCAACAAAAAAACAACCAAATGAAGAGGGTTATTTACCAATTGATGCTGCTAATGGTGTTATTAATGACCTTAGAGAATATGTTAAAAAATTCTTAGATGTTGATTTAACCGCAGCATATTCTGTTGTTGATGAAGCCGAGGGTAATACTCTTGATATATCTGAAGATGAATTAAAAACTTTGGATGAAGCTAGGGGAATAAAACCCGATGATGATGATGATGATGATAATAAAAAAACTGAAAAAGATAAAGAAGAACCTTATGATATAGATTCTGATGAAACAGCTGATTTTGGTGCTGGTGTAAAAAAGGGTTATCGTGATAATGAGGTTGATGAAGATGAGCATAGTGATATAAGAGATAAGTTACAAGCCAAACGTGGTGATAGCAAACAAAATTTTGATAGCACAAGAATGGATACACTTAAATCTAATAAGTTACCAATGACGCTTATTGGTGTTGGTGCTTCTTTAGGTGCATTTTCTTGGTTAGTAAATACAGAATGGTTTAAGCATTTGTTTGAAACTGTTTCTCATACGACGTCAACCGAAATGATTAATCAAACCATCGAAACAAAATCTGATATATTCGGACAAATTAAACCTGGTCAAGGGGTGACTCAATTGATGAACTCAATGAACAACGCAGGTTTAACACCTAATTCTACACCAGATGAGTTTTTAAATCAAGTTAAAATACTTGGTGGTGGAAATTTAAATGATGGTATCAACGCTTTGGCTGAAAAGGGTGGTATTTTTGCTAACCCTGACCAAGCTAAAGGTGTATTGATGGAATTAGCAAAAAATCCGCATGGTCATGGTAGTACATTGGGTCAAGTATTCCAAAGTACTTGGGCTGGTACTGGTAAACACATAGGTGATACACTTGTTACGGTTCCTGGTGGGACATTACATGGTATGATTGTTAAAACGCTTGTGCAAGCGGTACCTAAAATTGTAACAAAAACAGCAATTAAAACAGCTGCAGGTTATGGTGTAGCTAAAGGCTTGGGTGCTGTATTAGGACCTATAGGTGTTGGTTTGTTAGTTGCTGGTGCTTTGGTTAAAGCGATAAGAAAAAAAGGTCAAAATCAATCTAGAGCTAAAACTCTTAATGATTTATACCAATCAATGTTAAATCTTGATGGTGGTAGTGGTATTGTTGAGCCAGATGGTCCAACAGACAAAGGCGAAAAAGGTGAAGAAGGTGGAGATAAAGGCCAAGGTGGTGATGACAAAGGTCAAGGTGGTGGAGGTACAACAGATAGTGGCGCATTTAATGATGATTTATATAATTCATTATTAAACATGTTTAGATTTGTTGTTGCTAGTAATAAAAAATTTGGTGTTAAACCTGATGACCAAACAAATACAGAATCATTTAAAAAAGGTGATAAAGCAATTTATAAAGGTAAAAATGTTACTGTTACTGTCCCAAACTCTTCACCAGGCTACACACAAATTGATGGTGATGGTGAAGGGCCAGAGAAAAAAACATATGCGGTTAAAACTTCTGATTTAAAGAAAGCTTTATCTGAAAGCATTTTATCTGAAGGAAGATATATTAAAGATAAAGAATTAATTAATTATCTTAATAAAAATGTTAGCCCTAAAAGAGTTAAAGAATTTGAAGACTTTATGAATAGAGTTGAGCAAATTAGAAATAAAATCAGAAATATTAAAAAAACTGATGATAAAGTTTTTAACCAAAAACTTGAAACATTTAAACAAAATCCAATCATCTTAACAGATTTTACAAAAATGTTTAATATATCATCTACAAATCCTCAGGCATATCAAAATTTTGCTAAGTTTATTAATGACATATTTTCTAGTGTTTATGGTGGTAAATTTAAAAAAGGTGAAATGATGGATAAGTTGGCTGGAATGGGTAAAGTTAAAGCTGATGATATTGATGAAGCTCAATTTCAACGTACTCAAATAGAAAAAGACGCTCAAGATAGAGGTAAGTTTAAAAAACATTTAATGCAATTTATGACTGATGCAATAGGTTTATTTCAATACATGTTCCAACAAAGAAAAAATATGGGAGCAAAAGGTGGTCAGCAACCTCAAAATACAAATAAACAAATGGCTAAATTAGGTTTGACACAAAAACAAAGAAATAAAACTAGCAGTGCACCAACAGCAACTCCGCCATCGGCACCTGCCGCAGCACCTGCTGCTGCACCTGCACCTGCTGCACCCACATCTGAATCAGTAGAAAATAAAAACCCTTTATTAAACGAAGAAATTAATAGAATTAAAAAAATAATGAGTGGTTTAAACTAAAAAAATAAAAATCTTAATAAAGAATCAGATACCTAAAGTATCTGATTTTTTTATATATCTAATTCATATCTTTTAGTACCACAATCGTATATTCTGTATATTTTTCTATCTAACATTATTTGATGTTCGCTTTTGTTTTTATCGTAGCCTTCTTTAATAAGAACATCTTTTCTGTACTTAAATCTATATTCTCTATTATTACCAACTATATAATAATAACTTGGTTTGCTATTATGAATAAACTTAAAACCCAATTTTTCATATAGGTTACCTTGACTCCAACGTCTATCAGCGTATGAAACTATTTTAGTTGGAAGATATTTTTTAATAAAATGTTTTAATAATTTATCGGCGCCACCTATAACTATTGTGTCTAGTTTATTACAGAATCTAAATAATTCGTAACAGCCATCAACCGAATTCTCACCCATTGATTTTCTAAGGCTACCAAATGTCATTAATGACATTAATTTATCATCTAAATACAAGCCTAATCTAATGCTAGAATTTATATTACCCTGTATATGATTGTTGATTAAAAATTCTTTGCTGTCTTTGGATGAAACCTCTTTAATGTTTGTTTTTCTAGCATATACTTTATTTGTTGTAAAACCTAGTATATTTTTAATTCTAGACTTAACGATGTCTTTTTTAAATAACCACTCATCTTCAAACACATGTATAAGCTTGATGTTTTTTAATTCACATTCATTTGTTTTGTTTAAGTGATAATTATTATCCTTGTATATTTCAGAATGCCAATATAACCCATTAAGTTCAATCGCAATGCTTTTATTTGGTGCATAGATATCCAATTCTAATGGTGGTATTATTTTTTTTGTGTTTTCGTCATATTCAATATCTAATGATTTAACATATTCTTTTAATTCGTCTTCCATTTGATTATATTTAACACCACATTTTGGACAACCCTTACCACTTATATGGTCGTTGGGTTTTTGTTCAAACTCTCCGTGTTCTTTACATGTTATTTTTATTTTATTTTTACTGCTCACATATTCAATATGAGAGTAGTCGTATTTATTTTTATGAATATTATTAGACTTATCAATAAACATATCGCTAGTTAGGTTTCTATTATAACATTCAGGACAATTTTGTCTATAATGATTGTTAGGAAATTGCTCAAACGTGCCGTGTTCTGGGCAAATTATTTTAACTTTGGTAAATGAATTAATATAACTGGTTTCTGAATAATCGTATTTATCACCATGTATTAATTTTGCTTTTTTTATAAAATATTCTGTGTCGACCTTTGGATTTTTAGAACATAAATTACAACCAATTTTACCTCTTAAATGTTCAGCTGGTCTTTGTGTAAAAAATTCATTATGAACATTACATTTTATTTTTATGTTTGTTGTTGAATCGACGTAATTAATATTTGAATAATCATACTTAATACCAAACTTGTTTTTAGCTTTATTAATAAAATTTTCACCTTTATTCATTTTTTTTTATTTTTTACATATTTATTATAAACAATAACATTTAGTATTGCAAATATACTAATAAATATCTTAAAATTACAAAAAAATGGCCGATTTATTAATGAAGATGCCTTTGCCTTACGAACCTAAGAAAAAGAATCGATGGCTTATTACTTTCCCAGCCGATTTGGGAATTCAACAATGGTGGTTAGAAACTGCTTCTAGACCTTCAATTACTCAAAATGAAGTTGAGATTCCGTTCTTAAATACATCTACTTGGGTAATAGGTAGATTTACTTGGGAAACAATTGATGTAACATTCCGTGACCCTATTGGTCCGTCTGCTGCACAAGCTATCATGGAATGGGTACGTTTACACTCAGAATCTATTACTGGTCGTCAGGGTTATGCTGCTGGTTACAAAAGACCTGTAGAACTAGAGATGCTTGACCCTACGGGTGTTGTTGTTGAAAAGTGGTTACTTGATGGTACCATGTTAACAAACGTTGGGTTTGGTGACTTAGGTATGGATGATGATGGTATCGCACAAATCACCGCAACATTGCGTTTCGATAGAGCAATACTTTTGTTTTGATTTTTATCAAAATTGCTTTATCAAATACTTGACTTATCTAAATTCTTTTAGTATATTTGTAAAAAATAACAAGTATATTAAAAGAATTTTTATTTTATGGTATGTAAAGAATGTAATCGGGAATTTGAATCATTAGATTCATTAAGAAGACATAGGTCTCAAAAACATAAAATCAATGCCGAACAAACGTATATTGATTATGTATTAAATGGTGTTGAACCCAAGTGTAAATGTGGTTGTGGTGAGCGACCAAGATATTTGGGTATTGATGCTGGGTTTAGGGAATATAAATGGGGTCATGTGGCTAGGATAAATAATAATTGGGGCCATAATAAAAAAGCGTTGGATAAATCGCATGATACCCAAAAGCGTATGTATAATAATGGTGAATTGGTAATTTGGAATAAAGGGTTAACTATTGAGGATGAAAGAGTTAAGGATAATAT